CTAGAAATGCCACTGAAATGTGGAATACGTTTAAGAGTGGAGGATACACATTGACTGTACCTACCAATTTTGATAATAGCGTTTCAGTAAAGGTTTACTGCTGGGGATGTGGTGGTAATTCTGGTCAGGACGACAGCTCAGGAAACTCCTACGGAGGAGGAGGTGGTGGACTAGCTATCAAAGAGGTAACTGGTTTATCTGCTGGAGATACAGTCGCTGTCACTATTGGAGAAGCTGGTAATAAGACTCATAACTCCAGAGGAGGAATTACTTCTTTTGGATCTCATTGCTCCGCAAACGGAGGCAATGATGGAGATAACTCTTCTACTCCTCCTAGCAACACAAACTCAACTGGAGAAAACTCTAACCCTCAACAAAACGTAAACAGTGGTTATGGGCAAGGTGGTGTAGGCGTTGGAGGCGATATAAACAGAAGAGGTGGTCAAGGTGGAGTAGGAAGTAATAACCCAAGCTCAGGCGGTGGTGGTGGAGGTGCATCAGCTCCAAATCCACAAGGACATAAAGACGGATATAGAGGAGGTCATTGGGATAGTTACTCAGGAGGTAGTGGAGCTTCTATTAACTTCCCTGGTACAAGACCTTATACCTCTTACTGTGGAGCTGCAGGTGCAGGTACAGCCCAAATGGGCTCTTCTAACAGATGGTCTGCTACTACTTACAGAGCACACGCAGGGCAAGGAGGAGCAGGCTTGAATGGTGCAGGAGGTCGTGGTGCTACTGCAAATACTTACAGCAACGCTTGGATGTGGGTTTGCCCAGCAGTTGATGGACATGGTACCGCGATATGGGGAGCTAACCACATCTTCTTAGGTGGTGGTGGTGGTGGTGCCGGTTGTTCTACTAAGCAATCGTCTGAAAGATGTGGATCTAACGGAGGTTGTGGCGGACCAGGAGCAGGTGGCGGTGCAGTCCATTCTTACGAAAGTTCCAACGACGTAGCGTGGTGGACAGGAGGAACTGGAGGAGTCCTTGGCGGCGGCGGCGGCGGCGGTCAATATTGTACTGGTGGATCAGGAGGTAATGCTGGCGGTGCTGGTGCTAGCGGTTACGACGGAAGAGTTGGAGGTAATCAAGCTAGCGGTAGCAGTAGCGGAACCGATTGGTGGGGTTCTCAAAGAGGTGGCGATGGTCTCATCTTTATTCAATACAAAGTTACTTAAGGAGGTATGACTAATGGCTAAATGGGCTCTAATGGATGGGAACAATGTTCTAGACGTGTGGGATTCAAAGCCCACCGCCTTGGTTCATCCTGACATTTTAAAAGAATGTGTCACAGTACCAGCCACTGTAAAGGCTGGAGACGTTAAGGATCCAGCGAAGGGTACTTATGCGGCTCCTGTTAAACCAACACCGTCGGTACAACCTGACATCAGAAATTTCAATAAAACCGATTTCTTCAGATGTCTAACAGCAGCAGAAAGAACGAAATATAGAAATATTATCAAAACAGATGATGATCTGGCTGATTTTGACGATACGTTTAATTACTCACCGAAACAAATAGTTGATACTGAAGTACAAGCAGATTTGGATTCACTGGTATCAAAGTCAATCATTAGTTCTGCTACAAAAACAAAAATTGACAATCTTGGCAAGGTGGCGTAATGACACAGACTTCTTCTATTCTCTTAACATCTGGTGGTGGTGGTAGCGTTGGAACTATCACAGGCCCAAGAAATAAACTGGATCTGTTTGTAGGACCTAGCCCTGAAAGCGTAAAGGATTCTGGTAACTGGGGTGGTACTGCGGTATACACTTGGACAAAGCCTACCAATATAAAAGCTGATGTGCCTGTCAGAGTATATGTTTGGGGAGCTGGTGGTAACTCTGGATGTAACGCGGAGTCTTATGGAGGAGGTGCTGGAGGTTATGCCTACAAAGAAATAGCTGTAGCTTCGGTAGGGACAACAGAAACAATTACTTTAGGAATGCCGGCAGCGGGTACAAATAACTCGAGAGGCTCTGCTACTTCCTTTGGTTCTCATTGCTCTGCTAACGCAGGTAACGACGGAGGTAATACTCAAAACCCTCCTAGTAACCCTAATTCCACTGGAGAAAATACAAATCCTCAAACAAATATAGACAGTGGGTATGGACAAGGTGGTATAGGAGTTGGAGGAGATATCAATAGAAGAGGTGGTCAAGGCGGTTACTCTCACTCATGCAACCCTGGAAGTGGCTCAGGTGCGGGTGGTGGAGGTGGTGTTGCACCTCAAATCACATTAGGCCATAAAGATGGTGGACGTGGTGGTTGTGGATATTCCAGCTACCAAAGTGGTAGTGGCGGATCTATACATTTTCACGGAGCTGTGCAATACGATACTTGGAGTGGAGGTCCCGGTGGAGCAGGGACAGCGAGCGAGGGATGTGGACAAAGATGGGGAGACGAAAGGAGAAGACGTGGTGGAGCAGGAGGTGCAGGATTATTCGGTGCCGGTGGAAGAGGAGCCGCAATGGATACGTACGAGAACAACGACAACATGCACCCTGCCGGAGATGGTGGACGTGACGGAAAAGGTGGTGCTATTTGGGATCCTAATGGGATCATCCTCGGCGGTGGCGGAGGAGGAGGAGGAGTTAATGGCTATATGAGCAGTGGACGAGCAAGCTCCTCTGCTGGAAATGGCGGCCCAGGTGCTGGCGGTGGTGGAAATCAAGGTTATAACTCGAGTAATAGTTCCCACGAAGGAATTGCTGGAAATGGCGGAGTTTTAGGTGGTGGTGGCGGTGCAAACCAATACATGTCTCCCGGTAATGGTGGAGCAGGTGCTGGCTCAGGATCTAGTGGATGGGATGGTGAGCAAAACATGAGGAGGGGTATAGGAGTTGGAGGAAGTGGTATGGTAGTTGTTACATATGCCGTCGAGTAATTAATATAAATTAAAATATAAATAATTAATGATTTCCCATGGCTAATTACGCGATTATAGATAACGACGTTGTTACAGACGTGTGCGATGTCGACCCTAAAACTAGGTATCATCCTGACTTGGCTAAAGTATTTGTTTCTGTTCCTAGCAACGTAAAAAATGGCTGGATCAAAACAGGTACAAATACTTTCAAGGCTCCTACACCGACCACTCCTAATCCCAACCCAGCTCCTGGTGTAGGAAAAGTATCTGTTAATGATCAAAAAATCTGCAAAACAGAAGTCATGCTTGTTTTAACTAGAGCTGAAAGACAAGCATGGAAAGCCAAAATAGGCAGTGATACTTTGATAGATGCTATTGAAGAAGAGTGGGAGAGTAATAAAGAAACTTGGTTCTCGACTGTCAATGCAACCAATCCATACAAGACTGCCTTAGCAGATCTAAAAACAAAAGGTGTTATTAGTGATGCAGGAATTACTAAGTTAAAAAATAAATATTTTTTAGACAACGAAAATTTTTAATTTAAAAAGCAACATAAGAAGTTAATTGCTAAGGTTTGTAAAAAACCAATGGAAGAACTTGAAGTTTTTTGTAATAGAGAACAGAAATATGCTGTTGTTGACAATGCGGTACCACTAGATATCTTTGAAGATTTTCAAGGGTTTTTCATGTCTGGAAAACCTGAATGGACTATAAGCACTAAAACGGCTGGAGCGCCTGACTTGTATAAAAATAAAGAATATGGGAAAAATATACGTGTTTGTGAAGCTGACCGTGAATTAAATAACCTCCAAGGGAACATCATATTACTAGGTGATCCCTTGCAAAATATTTACTTTGGCGAAATGAATGAGGCATTCATAGCTCGCATTCATTTATATCATTCTCTGATGAAGTCTTTGTGCAATATCCTTAATCCTTTAGCTCTAATCAGAATTAAAATTAATGCAACTTTCAATAGTTCTAAAGTCGTCGAATTAGGCTATCACCAAGACAGGGTAGGTGATGGAGATGAATTTAATCATATGATGAATGCTTGTTTCTACGTCAATACTTGTGATGGTTATACACGCTTTCTAGATAAAAATGGAGATAAAGGAGATAAAGTTAAAAGCGTTGCTAATCGATTAGTTTATTTCCCAAATTCAGTCAAGCATGCAGGTACAACCACTAGTGATGAAAAAGCTAGATATGTAGTAAACATCAACTATGTCCCTAGAATTAACTGTCCTGCTCATGAATTTCTAGGAAAAGAATTCATGCTAAATTAAAGATTAATAGACCTTATGATTACAGATGTCGACAATTTTACCTCCTATAGGATTGCCTTATTTTCCTGATGGGGTTCCAGGGGAGGGAAGAATGCCAAGTAGACCTAGGGGAGAAGATCAGTACGGCCCTGGAGATGAAATGCCTCCATACGAGCCTGGTCTGCCTCGTCCTAAGAAGCCTGGTCGACCAGACTATCCAGGAGAAGGAAGACCTAAGCCTCCTGAAATGGACGAAGTTGACATTTTCCTAAACAATGCATACCTAAGAAATTTAGATAGACAGATAGATGATGAAGGTAAAAAGTACTGGGGAGATGAAATTCGTAGCGGTAGAGCTACTAAAGACGATGTTATAGGCAATCTTCGTAGGTCAGACGAATATAGCGGCGTTGTGGAAAATTTCTTAACTGATGCTTACAGAAATAACCTAGGAAGAGACGCTGATACTGAAGGCTTTGATTACTGGGCTAATGAGTTGAAGTCAGGAAAGATGGATCGAGATCAAGTTTATAGTGCGATCAAAGGATCTAAAGAAGCTGAAGAATACAGAAAGACAAGGCCACCAGAAGATGACATGGTTAGACCTATGCCTGTTCCTTTCAGTAAGCCTAAAGCTACAGATGAAGGGATGAGAGGGGAGACACCTAAGCCAAAGATGGAGTCACCTACTGGTATTACAGCAGTCAAAGCAGCTTTAGAACGTGACAATGCAGACAGGAGTGATGAAGAAAAAGAAGGTCAAATGAAATCTGCAGCCTTGATAGGACGACTTCTAGGAGGAAGAGGCTAGCTTCTTTTCAATTCTCAGCTAATCTTTAAAGACACGATCTTTCAAGATGGCTGACAGCATGAACCCTCGACGTAGGGTAAGGAATAATCAGAATAGATCTGATTTTATGAGTTATTTATATGATTTATATAAAAGAAATGATGCTCCTATTCCTAAAAGAAATACGTATACAGGATTAGCCGAGACTTATGCGAAGCATGTAGGGATGCAAGAGATAGAACGTCAAGTAGATTTATGGCATGACGAAAAAACAAGAGAGCAAATAAAAGCATCTAACATTGCTAGACCTGTTAGTCTTGAATACGATGAAGCTTAGGAAATATCCTCCCGTTCCAGAAAGGAATCCTATTAGCAGTAAAGATCAAAAAATTAATGCTGTTGTTTCTACAAGAGATTATCTTTTAAGGTTGACCTCCACCAAAGAAACACCAAGAATTCCTTTAGAGGTTAGGAGAGAAGCCAGAACTTTACTAAGACACTACCCTTTACCTGCAGAAATGAAATCAGTAATGAAGGATTTTTATGACAAGGAAAAGACGACATAAGGCTAACGTACTGGCACAAGGGTCTTAAAACATTACATTTTATATATAAAATAAAAAATGTTATTACAAAAACTTATTTCGTGCTAAAGACTTTTTATAGCGCTGCTGCTTTAACTTTAATTGCTGCTCCTGCTACCTTTGCTGGTCCTTATATTAACGCTGAAACTAACGCAAGTTGGACAGATAAAAAATATACAAACGCTACAACAGACCTTCATATAGGTTATGCAGGTGCTAATGATACTGGTAAGGTTTCTTACTACGTACAAGGTGGTCCAGCATTCGTAGCTGTTAAAGATGCAGACACTGAAACTCGTCTTTCAGGAAAAGCTGGTGGAAGTATTGCAGTATCCGACTCTACAGATATCTACGGTGAAGTATCTTTCCTCACAGGCGAAGAAGAAGAAAACTTTGGTTCTGGTGGAAAGCTAGGTGTTAAGTACAGCTTCTAAACTACTGCTTGCGGTATTGCTAGTGGGGTGTACTAATCATGGTGGCATCTCCTTACCGAAAGGATTTACCATGGGACCAGGTGTACCTGAAGAACGTACTTGTGAAAATACGTCTTTCCATGAGGATTACTGTGCTACTGGAGAACATCCGAATCTATGTAACTGTTAATTAGTTGATAGATTTTCACTGTAAACCGTTCATACTGTACTAAGTATGGGCGGTTTTTTATATGGAATTTACTCACCATGAATTTTTGTATGGGAGAAAAATAGATCCAGATATTTGCGATGGATTGATTGAATATTTTGAAGAAACCCCTATGGGTACACACAATATTCCTTACGAGGATGGAAGATATTGGATTTGTTTAAAAAGAGAAGGGAGATTGGCTGGTTCTAATAACAATCAACTAGATGAAAAAGGTAAAAAATCTACTGATTTAGGAGTGCCATATTTAATGAAGGATGAAAGAATTAAAAAGTTTAATAAAGAATTAAATAAAGTTTTAGACGATTATTGTAAAAAATTTCCTAATTGCGAATTAGCTCATCAGGCATGGGGAAATGCGTTATATGAAGTGTTTAATATTCAAAAGTACAAACCTAACGAAGCATTTTTTAGGTGGCATACAGAAAGATCTTCGATGAATGCAACAACCATAGCTCGTCACTTAACATGGATGACCTATTTAAATGATGTTCACGACGGAGGAGGAACGGAATGGGATCATCAAAAATTAAAACTGAAAGCACAAAAAGGTTTGACTGTTATATGGCCTGTGGATTGGACTTATACACATCGTGGAATCGTTAGTCCTACTGAAACAAAATATATTGCAACTGGTTGGTTTAATTATTTACCTTTGGATACTGTGTATCAAACACCAGATAGCCTGAAAGATAAGAAAGGATATTACTTTACTGATAATCTGTTTGTACCTCGATAGTAGACGAGTGATGTCATAATACCTACTACAATAGGGAATGAACGTAATCTGTTAGACCCTTGAGATTAGCTGCAGGAGGCTTCGGTAATACGGAGGAAGATCAACGGGCTTTAGCGGCTTGGTTGTCAAGCAAACTTACTGGTGATCCTAATGCTTTTGCAGAGGATGTAGAAGGTATATTGGGAGGTACAGCCTTGGAGGATGATCAAGGTATTCAACTTTTAGCTCATCATAATAATCCAAATTTAACGCCAGAAGGTAATGTTACGACCGAAGGATTAACGAATGCAAGAGAAGAAAGTGGTGAGCCCTTTGGTGTTGGCTTTGGCGGTCCTTCAGGATCAGAATTAAAAGCTATTCAGGACGAATTAGACGCAGCAGAGGCAGTAGACGGAATATTGAATCCAGCAATACAAAGAATTCCAGTAGTACCTTACGA